TGATCCACTGCCTTTGCAGATGGCGGCTTTGCGGGTAGAGGGTGCGTACCCGTTTAAGGAATGTCGTGTTCATCGGTTCTCCAGGTTGTTGAGAATTGCAGTTTAGCGCAACTATCGTTAGTGGATAAGGGGTATTTTTGGGGAAACTTAAAAAATTTTTTTTGAGCAGGGTTGGCAGATAGAGGTCAGGCACCGCCACAGCCGCGCCCCCGCCGCGCGGCCCACGGGGGGGGGTCGCGGCCAGATCGCCAGGCTGGCGGCTGCGACCTGTCCACAGGGGTTTGTCCACACTTATCCACAGATTCCTGTGGATAACCTAAAAGCTATACCTAACGTATTCCTAAATCTGTGGATAACTCAACATCGACTTAACATAATGGACGTTGTATGAAGTGTTGTCAGTCTTCGGTATGCGTAATGCTGCGTTTGCGCAGTGCATCGAGCGCCATGCTGCCCAGGTCGATGTTGACCAACGGCTGCTGCTTGTCGCCGTATTCATCGGGCGCCATCTTGCTGGCCAGCCAGCGCCTGGTGTCCACCCGCAGCTTGGCCACCTGCGCCTCTTGTGGAGAGGCGCTGTCGGCGATCTCGAGCGTCTGCTCGGCTAAACTCTGCCCACCTCGCGTGCGTGCACGCGCAAGAGCAGCAGCCCGTGCCTCGCCTCCTCTGTCCACCCAATCGTAAAAAGCGGTGTGACTTATCCCCAGCGTCCGAGCCAACCCCAAGACGGTTTCTCCTTGTGAGATCCTGTCAACGATGGCGAGTTCGCCACCGAACTGGTGGATCTTCTTGTTGACGTCTGAGGCTTCCTTGCGTGCGATGGCTGCCTTTTCTTTGAGGCCCATCTGCCTTTCAGCGATGTTGTCAGCCCACTCAGACAGCGTGTTTGCTTTCGCCATTCAAATACCCCTTGATGATTTCAAAGCCCTCTTGGGCGGATCGTGCGACAGCGCACAGATAACCTTTTGCGTTCAACTGCAACTGCAAAGCCTTCTGCTCTTTGCTCTGCTGCCCTTTTGTGGTCTTCATCTCCACAAACAGCCCGTGAAACCCGCCACAAGCCTCCAGGACGCACAGATCAGGCATTCCTGCCAGTACACCCTCCTGATGCAGCCTGACACGCTCTGAGGCCGTTCTATCGCCTCCGTTGGGCACAGCCGCAATGATGATGTCTGGATAAAACGCCCTGACCCGCTGCACCAGCTTGACCTGCTCAGTGTGTTCAATGCTTTTTCTCAGTCGAGCCACCATGCATCGGATTCTACCGATGATGGCGCTGGACTTGACTCCAAATACAAATGGCATCGGTGCTTCAAATCAAACGGCATTGTGGCCATGCCAGTGGCCTGGCACTGCCAAGCCTTCCATGTGACTGTTGCCCAGCCGTTCCTGACCTTGGCCACATCGAACATCCATTGCAGTGGAATGGCGTTGACCTTGCGGTGCTTTTCCATCTGCTCGGCTGGCATGGACTGCCTCAAATCCACGTTTACCGCATTAGCGCAGTTTTTGCACAAAACACGGTCATCATCGACCCAATTCGCAGCCTGTGGATAACTTGTGGATAACTCTGAATTCAGCATCTTTTTGCCCCATCTAAAACTGTAAACCTTTGAAGTATTCCTAATCCGGTAAACCCCAAAGGAATTTACCGGCTTACCGGATTAGACCCACTACCCTGATTTCTTCCGAGACTGGCTTGTGGATAAGTGGGGCAAACTGCCCCCACTTAATCCCCAAAACCAGCCATTGTCTAATCCGGTATACCGCCTTTCTACCGGATTACTACCGGATTACCGGATTAGACCAACTGCACCCATCCCGACTGGTCCTGACTCACCCCAAACCGATGAAAGATGGCCACCCCAACAGCCTTCCTGGCGTAGGACTGATCGGCCTGCGGCACTGCCTGGTACACCTCAGACCACTCCAGCTTGTAGGCGTCTTGAAGATCTGATGGCACGTTCGGGCGGCCTGGGCCTTTGCGGATGATCACCTTGCCATGGGTGTTGAGCAGGCTCTGGATGAAGTTGCAGGCGGCATCAGCGGCATCGGTTATTTGTTGCTGGCGCTTGTCCTCTTGCTTGTCAGCTTGGGCTTGTTTGCGCTCGGATTCGGCTGACGGGTAAGGGATGGCGATGCGGCACAGCATGGTCTGTGGTTCGCCATGCTGGTCGATGACGATTTCTGGGAATAGCTGGGTGTCGAATCTGATTTCCCTGAAATCTGGCTCGTACCGGGTTTTGGTCAGCTTCATGTATCGAGTGCCATCTGGGTCCATGAACAGGATGCCGGTCAGGGTTGCGTCACCAGTGAAGGCTGATGCACCACGGGCCATGGCGTCTGAGTCTTGTCTTGATATGGTCTTGTTGGTGTGGGTCAGGATGGAGATGGGCGTGTGCAGTTGGACGTAGATGGTCTGCTTCAGGGCCGCCAGATAGCTGCCGACCTCTGAGTTGTCGTTCTCGTTGTCGATTGCCATGGTGCTGTTGGCCGTGTCCAACACCAGGTGTGGCCGGATGCCGTTGACCGTGTGGCGTATGACGTTGTGGGCCAAGGTCAAAAGATCCTTGACGTCTGAGCGTTTGGCATCAATGACCACAAACCAGTTGAGCAGATCGGTTGGTTTGATGTGGAAATGCTTGGCGTAGGCGAACAGGGTGCGAGTGATCTGGTCGCTGTCTTCGGTGACAAAGATGGTCTTGCGGTGGTTCTTGGCCTTGATGGTGGTGTCAGAGATCTGAAACCCTGCCATCACCATGCAGGCACTTATCATTGCCGTGGTCTTGCCGACACCGGGCTGGCCAGCAAGCACAAAGAAGCTGTGCGCCCAAAAGCCTTGGATCATGTAGTCGATGGGTTTGAGGCTGGTGATGTCGAGGCTGAGTTCTGGCCAGCCCTGTGGCGCTTCTGGTGCAGGCTCATCCTGTGAGCCTGTTGCAACTGGTACTGGACTCAATAGACTTTGGAAATCTTCCACTGCCGATTTACGTTCAGACGCCTTTGTCGGTGGTTCCCAGCCGTTTTGTTTGGCTGCGTGAAACAGGGTGCCGAGGCCAATGCCCTTGCCTTGGTGGAAACTTTTCCAGTGCGTGTCGATGTCTTGCTGGCCCTTGTACTTGCTGCCCGAGGCTGACCACTGGCTCCACAGGGCATGGCCTTGGTTGCCAAAGGCGGTGTGCAAGGCTTGGCCGATTTCAATCCACTGTTGATACTCCGCATCGGGGCTGATGAACATCATGGCGCTGGCGGCCTTGTTGATGTCATCAGGGGCTTGGGGCTGGATGGCTGGTGAGGCTTTGCGCTCCAGTGGTGAGAAGTCGATGGGTTCTGAGGCTTTGGGCTGGTTCAGTTGGTGCTGCTCGATGATCCCCCACTCAGTGAGCAGCGCATGCAGGTCTTGGACCTCGATCACCTCGCCGCTGAGTTGAGATCCGGACAGCAGCACCGACTTGCCTGCGCTGTTGTCGAGGCCAAAGACTTCGACCTCTTGGCCGGCGGCCAGCTTGTACTTGGGCAGGATGTTCTCGGCCTGGTTGGCGATCAGGAAGATATGGCGGCCCTTGCCTGAGACACTGATCTCGGTCAATGCGCTGTTGGCCTTGACCCACCGGGCCATCTTCTGGATGGCGATGTTGGTGGTGGTCTGGCTGTGTTTCAGATCAACGTCCAGCACCACCAGGTGGCCCTTGCCGGGGATGGCTGCGGCCTTCTGAAGGACAAGCCCGAGATAGTCGCCATGGGGCATGGCCTCCATGGCCCAGACGTCTTCGGTGGTGAACAGGGCATCGGGTGGCGTGTCACGTGCCACGCCTTGGCTGCCATCGCGCTTGCGGGGGATCTTTTTGCCGTTCTGCACGCTGAATGTGCAGAAGTTGGCGGCTGGGTAGACGTTGCCCAATTTCATGGCCACGGCTTGGGACTGCTCAAACGCACTTGGCGTGTGCTCTGGTAAAATCGACACTGCAAACTCCTATGTTGGGAACTCGGCCCTTGCGTGATTCGCGTCACGCAGGGGCTTTTCTTTTGGGGGATGGGGTTGGATTCTATTCTTGGGTTTTTGGCGGCTTGACTTTGGCCAGGCTTGGCGCAGCATGGGCAATGCCGATCAGGTCTTCAGACACCTCGATCTTCAGGTCGGCAATGGCCGCTGGCGACTTCAGGCTGAAGGCCTGCGGGTGATCCTTGAGCGCAGCAGCGGCCAACTCTTCTGACTTCCAAAAACGGGTCTTGCGGCCTGGCTTCAGATTCCAGCCGGTAATCGTTGCGCCATTGGTGATCTGCTGCTTGGCCGCTTCCAGCACGGCCTCTGACCACTTCTCGGCCAGCTTGGCCAACTCAATCATTTCTGGCGTGACCGTGGTTTCTGTCGAGAAATCTTTGCGTGCGCTGTCTTGGACCTTCTGGCGCAGGGACGGGCAGATGGTCTTGGCTCGGCAGTATTTGCAGGCGTCAGGGCTGGGGTTGGTTGGTGCGTCTGGAGACAGGGCCAGCCGCGCCGAATTGACCAGATCATGGCCGTGGTTGACCAGATCAATGCCGCTGACCGTCCACTTGCTGTGGCCAGCGCGGGGCTGGAAGATGTGCATGGTGCAGATGATGTCGGCAGGCGCGTTCAGTTGACGCATCGCGCCCAGGGCATAGGTCATCAGTTGCTTGTTGTTCTCGGCCTCGACCAGCACACGGCCAAATTTCGCATCAATCACATGGAGGTGGTTGCCCTCAACAAGAATTGCATCAGCCGTGCCACCCAATGCTGGGTGCAGTGACTTCAGCCCAGCATCTAGGTTGACCTCAATCAGCTTTTTGCGGGGGTTCTCTGAAATACCGTTGACGTAGTTGGCATAGCTTTGCGCCATCTCGATGTGCTCTGGTGCAATATCCGGATCGTCAATCTGCTCACCTCGCAGAATTCGCTCAGACAATTCGTGCAAGGCTGTGCCAAGCGCAGCGGCTTCGCCTGCTGGCTCGTATGGCATCAATGATTCCAGCCGAACAGATCCTGGGCATTGCATGAATCGCTCTGCTCTGGAGGCTGAAAGGCGTGCGTGTTTACGTTCTGCGTGCTGCATGGTTGCTTTCTCCTGTGATTAATTTGACTGCGTGGCCGCGCACTTTGTGGCCGTGAATAAGTGCTGACGCAACTGATGCACCGTGCACACCAAGATGCCTTGCTGCTGCGTTTTGGCTTTCGAACACTTGACCATCAACCTCAACTTGGTTGGTCCATTGATGGGCTTTTCTTTTCAAAGATTTGTAGCTGTGTCGATGGTTGTCGGAGCATGAAACCCACTCAAGGTTTTCGACTCTGTTGTCATTCCTGATTCCATTCTTGTGATTGACCTGCAACTGCGTGTCGCCCTCAATAAAAGCAGCCGCAACAAGACGGTGTATTAGCTTGCACTTTCCTCGTCCAAGCATCACGCCAACGTAACCGTTTGGAAATGCGTGCGCAATGATGGGCTTTCCTTTAAACCGTCTTTCGTTGTGACTGCCGTAACGATTGCGCAGCAGCTTGACTCGATCAACACTGCGCACATTGCCAAGGCTGCTGATCTCGTACCCTGGCGCATCTTCAATGGGTTTCCAGATTTCCATGGTTGTCCTCCTGTACGTTTATATTGTAATACAGGTTTAAATGATCTGGTTGATGATGTTTTGCTTGGCGAGGATCTTGGCCAGCACGTTGTGGTCAAGGGATGCCCTGATGGTCAGGATGTAGATGACAGGGGCAATGCCGTTCTTGGTGATGTTCTCGACCCGGCTGCTGGCCTGCTCGAGCGCACTGGTGGACCAGGTGCACTCCACAAACACGATGGTGTCGGCTGCACTCAGGTCCACGCCCTCGCTCATGGCTGCGATATTGCCGATGATGACCTTGGCCGTGCCAGCCTGAAAGTCGGCAATGGCTTTGTCTCGCTGCGCTCTTGGCGTGTCACCCACCACTGTCACCGGCTTGTGGGCCTTGAGTTCTTTGACCAGTTCAGCCACCACATCTTTGTGGTGTGCAAAGACCACGACAGGCTCACCGGCTTGCAGCAGGTCATCAATGAACTCTGATGCTGGCTTGACCTTGCGCAGACCAGCCTCGCGCATGACCTCGGCCAAGCCTTCAAACGCCATCAGAGCATTGGGGTTGGCCACCAAGGCATCGGCATCGAACTGCTGCTCACGCTTGTCATTGGGCAGGTCAAAGGTGATGAGCGACACCTGCGGGTCTTTGTAGTCTTTGAACACGTGTTCCTTTTTCCTGCGCAGCACATGGGGCTTCATCAGCGCCTTGAGTTCTGGGATGTTGGACGCGCCACTGGTGTCCAGCCCCCATGGTGCGTTCCACATCTTGGCGTACCGGGCAGCGAAATCAAACCAGCCGCCACGGTAAATGTCCAGGCCATGCAGGATGGGCCACAGTTCAATCGGCCTGTTGGGGATGGGCGTGCCGGACAGGGCGAACACCTGGGGGATCTGCTTCATCAGCAGCATGGCGGCTTTGGTGCGTGCGGCCTTGGGGTTCTTGATGCGGTGGCACTCGTCCAGCACCAAGGTCTGAAAGCCTGCGTTGTTGAAGTATTGCAGCAGGTCGTAGTTGACCACCACCACACGGTCACTGGTGGTGCGCATGGCGTCATTGCGGCCACTGATGACGCGCACCGATACATCGGGTGCCAGCTTGTTGAATGCGGCCTCCCAGACCGTTTTTGCAATGGCTGGGCAGACGATCAGGGCGGGGAGGTTTTCGAGTGCTGCTGCCGTGGTGGGCAGTGTCTTGCCGACTCGCGGCTGGTCGGCCAGGATGGCCCTCTTTTGCGTGAGCAGAAACTGCTTGGCAGTTTCCTGATGCGGGTATAGCTTCATCGGTTTCCTCGGTTTAGCGGTTGAAATGAGCCGCCATTGTGCGCCCGTATTTTTTTTGACGCAAGAAAAATATTTGTGCTAAAGTGCAACTGCGCTGTCACTTCGATGGCGCTGAAAACCTGTAAACGATCACTCTGAAAGAAACGATCATGACAACTCGAGTCACCACTGGCGAGGTCCGCACCTCGTATTTTTCTGCCCTCTCTGCACGCAAGAATGAGATGAATGGCAAGGATGAGTTCTCCACCCAGATCCTGATTCCTAAGACCGACACGGCCACGCTGACAGCGTTGAAGGCTGCGGCCAAGGAAGCACTGGCAGCCAAGTTCGGGGACAAGATCCCCAAGAACGTGCGCAACCCTTTGCGTGATGGCGACACCGAAACCAAGACCGATGGCAGCCCATTGGGCCGTGAATACGCTGGCCATTTCTTCTGCAACGTGAAGTCCACCAGCAAGCCTGGCGCGATTGACACGCACGGCAACGACCTGATCGGCAACGATGACATCGTGAGTGGCGACTACATCCGAGTCAGCTTGAATGCCTATGCCTATTCGCAGGCTGGCAACAATGGCGTCAGCTTTGGCCTGAACAACATCTTGTTGGTGCGCAAGGGTGAGCCGCTGGGTGGCGCAAAGCCGACAGCGGCCTCTGACTTCGGCATCACCCGTGGTGCAGCGCCAGCACCAGCGGCCACAGCCGATGTGGGTGATGAGTGGTGATCAGCCCTTGGCCGCGATCAGCTTGAGCAGCGCCTGCTCAAGTTGATTGACTGACCCCCATAAGGGGTCCACAGCCCCAGACAGCCACCTGCTGACCTGGGGCTGTTGTATTTTGGCCTCCAAGCACACGGCCTTCATGCTGATGCCGTGCTGCTTGGCCAAGGTGCGGATGTCGTGTACAGATGTCATGCCAGCATTTTACTTGCATTGTTTGTTAATAGTTGACTGTTTTGTGGGGTTGTTGCACTGTCTTTTAATTTAGTGCATAATACGTTTCACCAGCACAAATGTTTGTTCTGGGTAACGACTAAACCGGAGAAAACGACATGAGCACTATTTCCAGCCTGCAATCCTTCCATGGCAAGCGTGTGGCCCACATTGATGATGAGCGAGACATTGGCAACTCAATCATCGTCACACTGAATCCTCATTATTTTTTCGCTGATGAGCCTGGCTGTGGCGTTCGTGGCTTCGACACACTCAAAGAATTAAAAGAAGGCATCAAAGCCAAGAACATGGTGTTCAAGTACACCCCACCGGCCAAGTAAACCCACGGGGCTTCGGCCCCAGACTTTCGGGGGGAAAGCGGATGCTGTGGAGGCCAGAAAGATCATCCCGCAAGGATGCCGCCACAGACGCAGCGAGTACCCCCACCCCTTTCTACAGAAAGAAAAACGATGAAACACCAAAAATATCACCAGCACTACCAAGTCCGTGCCGCCAAGCTGCACGCCCGTGCAGAGGCTGCATATGACCTGATCACCGCCCTCGTCATCGGCATCGGCCTGGCTGCCTGCCTGTTCTACGGGTGGTCGGCATGAAGACGATCTGGATCAAACCCAAGCCATTGACACGTTGCCAAATCCTTGGTGTGTGCCAGTCAAAGATGTCACCAGCCTGCCTGAAGGGATGCCGCAAATGAGCATCAAAGACCTGACCACCGCCGACCTGCCGGAACTGGAGGCCCAACTCCAGCACGCACTCGACCAGGCTCGTGGCATGAGCCTGCCAGCGCACGCTGTGCGCAATTGCCCAAGTGACCTGCAAAGCCAAGACCACGCATGGCGCATGGTCCAGAATCTTCAATACCTCATAGGATGCATCGAAAATGGCCGACCAATCTATTAAGACCCCACCCACCATGATCGACAAGATGGCTGGCCGATACGATGGCAAGGAGTTGCTGCCCTATGCGTGCCGCCGTGGTGCGCTTGACGCCCTCAAGCTGCCCAGCCTGATGCACTTTGGCCGTGTGTACCGCAAGGATGTGGAGGATCTGAAATGACAGGCATGAAGTTCGACCAGGACAAGCCCGATTACACGCTGCTGCCGTGGGGCAGTGTTGAGGAGATCGTCAAGGTGTTGGACCTGGGCGCAAAGAAATACGCACGCGACAACTGGAAGCTGGTGGCCAATGGCAAGACCCGCTACATGGCCGCAGCCTTCAGGCACATGGCCGCATACGTGCAGGGCCAAGACACTGACCCCGAGACAGGGCTGTCGCACATGGCGCACGCCGGGTGCTGCGTGCTGTTCTTGCTGGCTTTGGAGCAGCAGGCCAGAGATGCCGAGGAGTGTGGCAAATGAAGGCTGGCCTCAAGCCTCGGGTACTGCCCAGCCTGCTGATCGCCCTGGCCGATGGCCGGCCAAGGTGCGACAGGGAGTTGATGGACATCGTGTTCAGCAATCGCCGGGTGGTGCAGCGCAGACTGCAAGACCTGCATGAGCAAAAGCTGGTGCACATTGCAGGCTGGGTGCCTGCTGGCGACAGTTACCGCTGGCGACCTCAGTACAAGCTGGGTGATGGCATTGACGCGCCCAAACCAGCGCCAACAGGGCGCACCAGCACTCAGCGGGTTCAGGAGTACCGTGAGAAGCTGACGGTGGAGGACAAGGCTTTCAAGGACGCCAGGCGCAGACAACAAAGACGGGTCGTGAAACGTGACCCGCTTGTGGCTGCGTTTTTTGGGAGTGTGAAGTGAGTTTAATCAGCGCATATCAGCAGACAACATACAGTCTGCTTGATTTCGATTTGCCTTTTTCTGTTCGCATTGGAGTGCCATCGTTCGATGCCGACAAATTTATGCTTTGCAATTTGCTGGATCAATTGTTTTTTGTCACAGCAGAAAACCCAAGCAGCAAAGCCTGGTCTGACAAATGGAATCTCAGTTTTACTGAGGCTTTAATGAAATCAATCATCAAGAAAAAATTCATGTGCTGGCCAGCTAGGGCAGAGCCTGATGAAAATTGGCCAAGAGAGCATGGATTTTTTATCTCATGCTCAACTCAGGACGCAATTTCATTGGCCAGGCTTTATGAGCAAAACGCAATTGTGATCGTCCCTATGGGCCAGCCTGCTGCGTTGGTGTTGTGCCAGAAAATTTAGCGGCCTCTGTAAACACCTTGTGGCCACAGCCAATCGGAAAGCAGCCCTTCTTCATAAGCCCAGCGAGGAAGAAGCCCAGTTTTCTGTGCAGCATATTCTGTGGCGCCTGGTGATGCTGTTTGGTTTTGCTTGCCGTAAGGTCCAAAGTTCACCCAAGAGTTTTGCCCCCTGGTTTCAGTCGTTGCCGCTGGCAATGCTTCTGGTGAATACATCCGAGCATGGGCTTGAAATGCGTTCTCTTCGCCTCTGGCTCGAAAGCCAACACCATGTTTTGCATGGCCAAACACATCATGCACAGCCCTGAATAAATCGTTGTACGTTGTGTTTGGATCGTTTGCAATTCGCAAATCAGATCTGGCCATCAATGGGTTGCCGGAAATGTCAACCGCAGCAGCCGATGGCCCACCAAAGCCTTGATCTGTTGGAAACACAGACATTCGCTTATTGGCAATCACATCATTAATCGCATTTCTTGGGTTGCCATATGGGTCAGCACCGCGAATGAAATCAAATTTGTACCCAGCTTTGAGTAAAGCCTCGTATTGGTCTTGTGTTTCCTTGGCCAATGCCTTGTACGCTTTCTGTGTTTTTTTATCAGTTGGCGTGTGCTGCATTTTTTCGAAAGCATTGGCTAAACGTGTGGCACGCTCGATATCTAATGGAGCGTAAACTGTTTGTGGTTGGTATGTGATTCCTCTGTCGGCCATATACCGTCCAGCAATGTCAACAATGCGCTGATCTGTGCCAAAAGGCTCCATCCGGCCATTGACCTCAACGGCCTCTGGCAGACCCTCCAGTGGCTTACCTCTAAATCCCTTGGGAGCCAAAATGCCAAGCTGTTGTTTTGCCGTAGCCGCTTTTGTTGCTGGCCGGGAAAAGCCAGCCGCACGCATCATTGGAGCCAAGCCCAAGGCTGTGCCAGCCGCAAATGCTGGACGGGCCACACGCTGGATTCCTTCGTAGTCAGGATTCAGCACGCTGAAGCCCATCTCATCAGGAGCCTGGCCAAGCAGGCCAGAGATGGCCGCATAGGTGCGAGGATCTGGCAGCGTGTTGACATCACGCTGCGCAGCCAATGCCCTGGCTCTTGCCCCTTGGCGCTGGATGTTCGGATTGCCAAAAAATGGCATCAGTTCTTCATCAAGCAAAGCCATGTCTTACTCCTGTGCTGCGCCAATGATCGAGCCATAGCCAAGTTGCTCGGCCTTCTTACGCAGTGATTTTGCCAGTGGATCGACCTTCATGATGCTGGCCTTGCTCATCATCTGCGCCGCCAGTTGCGGGTCCAGCATGGCCTCCACCAGCAACTGCTGCACCTGCTGATCGGGCAGCTTGTACAACCAATCAAGAGGCCGGGTCATGGTGCGCAGTGTGGTGTTGTCGGCCAGAGACTCGCTGAACACACGGCCAATCAGGTTGCCCATGCTCATGTTCTGGAACGTGTTGGAGCCTGGCGCACGCACACCTGGAGCGGTGGCAGCCTGGCCACGGTTGATCTCGTTGATGATGTTGTCCAGGCGTCTTTGCGCTGCTGGAGACAAGTCGGCTCCGATCTCTTCCTTCTTCATGGCCAACTGTCTGCGCAATGCAGACGCTGCCAGCACCGTGTCGTCTGTCATCAAGTTTCTTTGACCTGTCGCCGTGACCTGGGCCTCAATGCCTTGCAGCAGGCGCATCTGGTCGATGGCGCTTGAGGACTTTTCAAACTGCTGCATATAGCGATTGAAGCCTGGCGCACCAGATTCGATGGCTGCATCGATGACCGGCAAAAGAGACCTCAACTCACCTTTTGCAAGTTTCAAATTGGCAGCATCTCCTGCAAGTTTCCCAGACATAGCAGTGCCGATATCTTTGCGCACGCCGTATAGCGCCATCGGATTGATAGTGCCTGTCTCTGGATCAACACGCTTGGCCAGCAGGTCGGCCACATACTTCATGGCTTGGTCAACAGTTTCACGTTGCGTTGCAGGGTTGCTGGTGATGCCTTGGATGGCCGCAGCAATTGGCTCCACCGACACGGGCTGCGCGTTGGCAAATGCCGACTCACGCATTGGAGCCGTGATTTCAGATCGTTTAGTCTCGGCACGTTCAATCGAGCCAGGGCGTCCAGACAGCCTGCGAAAGGCGTCCATCAGCGTTTGCTGGTTGGCCGACAGTCGTGCGCCAAACTGGTTGGACGGGTCAAAGGTGGCAGACCGTAGTGGTGTCTCAAGACCAGCCAAGCCAGGATCTCGAGCAGCAGCGGCTGTGGTCAAGCGCAGCCCTGGGACCGTGGGTTGGGCCTGCTGTAAATTGGCCATAGCACGCTCTGGATCAGTGGCAACATTTCGCAGCACATTGCCCACGATAACCTGGCGACCCTCTTGGGTAAATGGCTTGACCAATGCGCCAGTGCCAGCCATCGCACGCTGTGTTGTGGACAGGGTTGGTCCACCTGGGGCCATCATGCCTGCACCCAATGCGCCGGCCAACTGCACGCCGGGTGAAAACTCACCCTCGCGCAGCACACCGGCAGCGGCAGTTGACGCCAAGGCGGCAGACGACTGCGCCCGTGGGTTGGTGGCCAGCATCTGGGTCAAGCCCTGGGCGGCAGGCGATGTCACCATCGGCGCTGCGCGTGCGGCCAAGTTGGCCAAGCCGCCAACACCGTAGCCAGCTTGGGACACATCTTGCACGATGCGCTCTTGTGCTGTGCGAGGCTCTGGGAAACCCATGCGGCCAAGTGTTGTCTGTGTGGCCTGCGTCATGGTGGGCACGTTGGTGCCAGCAGCCAAGTTGAACAGGTTCACCAAGGGGTCCACAGCCATCGGCAGCAGGCCTCCAGCAGTCATGGCAGCCTGTGCCATAGGACGCACGGCCAAGCCTGCCTGGCGTGCCATGGTGTCGGGTGGAGGCTCACCACCACCTATCAAGTTGCCAATGGCCTTCAGGATCTCCTCATCGGTCATTGCCGATGGGAATGCCACTCGTCCAATGTTTGGGACTTCAACAATTTTGTCGGCCATATTTTCACCTTACTTATGGGACGTAACGCAACACACCGTCTGGACCTGGCACAAGTCTTGGGCCAGTACCCATTCCAGCACCAGCACCGGCACCGGCACCACCGCCAGGCGTTTTGCGCACAATAGACGGGATGTTAGCCGCAGGGCCAAGAGCAGTGTTCAAATTCTTGAACTGGTAGGCATTGCCAAGGTCTTCATACTCTTTGCGCTTGGCGTTGTAGGCTTGGCCAGCGGCTGCGTACAGTTCATTGGCCAATGCTTTGAAATCATCACGCTGCGTGGGCGTGAGTTTCTGTCCGGACATCATGTTGCTGAAGTAGTTTTGCAAACGATCTAGGCGACCAGCGGCTTGCATAGCGATGGCCAATTCAGACTCTCGCACCACAGACCCTGGGTCCAGCAATTTCATGATCTTGGTCGCACCGGCCACATCACCGATTGGTGTGCCTGCACTCAGTGAAGAAACCACTTGGCTAAACGCCGACTTCATGTCGTTGTAGTCTTTGTAAATTTGCTCGCCCTTAAATGCGCTGCCAATTTTCATCTCGTTCTCAAAACCCTTTTGACCGCCAGTCATGTCAACAACAGTTTTGGGCGCACTAGACTGCCGCAGTCTCATGACGTTTTCCAATGTGATTGGCGTGTTTGTCATTTGCAGGGTTCGGATCTCTGCTGGAGTTGCCTCCGGCTTGTCCAGTAGGCGCAAGTTTTCTATGGTGGGCGCTAAACCCAACCCACGCAGCGTTTTGATAGCGTCTGATTCTGGCACCGGCTTTGGCGCACCAGCAGCAATTTCACGCACCTCGCCGGTGATGGGGTCACGCACATATTGCCTTGTACCTTCGGCAAGGCTGAACGTGTCACCCATCAGTGTCTTTTGCGCTGCAAGCAATTCACCAACTGCCTTGCGGCCTTCTGGGCCTTGGGCCATCAACTGTGGCGCAATGGCTTGAATGTCGAATCCGGCAGGGCGTGCAGCCACAGCGGGGGTCATTCCCTCGCCAACTTTCTGGCCAAAGATGTCTTCGCCAAAAATTGGCTGCGCTGGCATACCTGCAACAGCAGGCCGCACACCTGTGCCGATAATTTGTTCAATGCTGGCTTGTCTTGTTTTTGCCGCCTGCGCCTCCTTCAGCTTCTCGCCCAGCAGCATGTCTTGCAGCGATCCAGCACGGGCTTGTTGGTAGCCCTGCTGGCCTGCTTGCAAAGCCGCGCCAAGGGCTTGGCCAAGGCCAATGCGCTGTGGACTGCGGCCACTGGCTTGGAGCAGCGCAGCGGCTGCCGACAGGTTGGCGTTGCGGCCCATCAGCTTGCGCTGCTCATCGTTGAGCAGGGCGTCAATTCCTGTGGGGGTGCCGCCTGGGCCGAACATGCTGCCCAAACTTGCGAGATCAAAATTCGTTGCCATATTGCCCCCTTAGCCCAACAGGCCCAAGATACCACCGATGCCAGCACCAATGCCAGTGCCAATACCTGGGATGACGCTGCCCAATTGAGCGCCAGCCAGTGCGCCACCCAAAGCGCCAGCGCCTACGTTCTGGCTGTATGGAGTGGTGGCAATCTGGCCAAGGTTCGCAGGCTGCGCACCCAGGCTCGACTGCACCACGCCAAGGCGTTGCAGGCCGATGTTGCGGATTGCGTCCATTTGCTGCTGCTCCAGTGCCTGACGCGCACCGCCTGCACCCATGACAGCCTGTGCACCGCCAAGGCGCAAAGCCTGCTGCTGTGCGGCCAAGCTGCCGAGTTGACCAGCACCGCCAAGGCGCAACTGCGCACCCTGCAAGCCTGCTGTCTGGTTGGCCGCTTGCGCCTGCTGCTGACGCGCCAAGTCAGCCGCCTGCAACTGCACAGCCTGGTTGAATGCTTGCTCGTTCAAGGTTGTGCCAAGGTTCGCGGCTTGCTTGGCAAACCCTTGGTTTGTCAAAGCCTCTGCGACACCTTGGCGTGAGCCGCCAAATGCACGCGCCTGTGTGGCACGCTCACCCGTTTGCTGGATGGCCGCACGCCGTGCAGACTCCAGATCACCCAAGGCGTTTTCACGCACCATCTGGGTGTAGGGGTTCATGTAACTGCCAATGGAGCCAGGGCCAGTCATGCCAAGGTTGGCTTGCAATGCTTGCTGCTGCATGGGCTGATAAGCGCCACCAGCCGCAGCCATCTGCGCGGCCAGGTCGGTGCCAGCGATGCCGGGGCCAGCCAAGGCTGTGTTGACCAAAGCCTCTTCACCGGCCTGGTACATGGGGTTGAGGCCAGCAAACTGCTGCACAGGCAAAGAGCCTGCAACATTTCGCGCATTGGCAAAGTTGGCGAGGAATGCCTGCTTGATGTCTGGATCGACTCCAGTGGTGGATGTGGTGCTGCCGCCTTTTGACATTTCGCTCTCCTTTAACCGAGTAAAGATTTCATTTTTTTGGCAGGGATCTTGCCTTCATTGATCATGTCGAGCAATCCCGCACCGTACTTCTTGACCGATGATTTTTTGATGACGTATTCGCCAAGGTCCAACATGCCAGCGCCATCATCTGGGCCTGGTGGGTTAGGGCCAGACACACGGTCAATCAAGCCGCCTTTGGCCCAGCCTGCATTGTTGCCACTGTCTGGTCCGCCTTCGCCTTGGTTGCTCATGCCAGTGCCTTGGCCGGTGCCTGTAGCACCAGATCCTGTGCTTGCGCCAGCATCTCCGCCAGCGCCGCCATCATTGACTGGCACCGCGATGCCGGTCACTGGATCAATTTTTTCATCCAGCAGCACGTTGTACACGCCTGGGTTGTAGCCGCCCAAGGCCGTGTTGGCCAGGCTTTCGGCATACGGGTTTGTGGATGGCTGCATCTGGTCCATGATCAGGCCGTAGGGGCTGGCAGCGCCAGCGTATTGCGCACCTGGGGCAATGGATTGATAGCGTGCCAAGTTGCTTTCAAGTGCAGCCTGAGGAAGTGCTTGCTGCGCCGCTGAAATGCCCGAACTCAAGAAAGGCACATCAAATTGTGGCAGCGCCCGATTGATTTCTTGGGCCGAATAACCGCTGGCCAAGAATCTTTGAAGGTCTGCCTGAGCCTGCGGGTCTGTTCTGCCCTCATTGGCCGCATACCAGTTGCGGATCTCTTGGGCGCGTGCGTCAGCACCGCCAGGCAGTTGCGATGCAATGGAGGTGTAAGGCTGCGCCAATGGCTGCATTGGCTGCGCAGCAACAGGCGCAAATGGCGTCTGCTGCGCCACCTCAGCAATGGCTGTGCGCATGGCGTTTTGCAGGTCGTTCAAGCCCCAATTGGGGACAGCAGCATTGATTTCGCGTGCGGTGTAGCCGCTTGTGGCCAAGAAACGATTTAGGTCGCGTTGAGCTTCTGAGTCCGTGCGGCCCACGTTGGAGTTGTACCACTGCTGAATGCCTTGGATTCTGGATTGGGCAGGTGTAACAGCCGGTGCGGCTGGTCCACCAGTCCCTGTGGTCGTGGTGCCAAGCAGACCGCCAGATGCTGGTGCGTTTCCAAGGCCGGTGGCTCTTGGGGCAGTGCCGCCACCAGCGACAGTGCCGCCCGTTGGCACAGGAGCATCGCTCCAAGGCCGGAAGTCTCCGGGGGCCACGCCAGCCTGGGCGTACATATCTTCCCTGCGCGATGCCCGGTTAATCTGCTCTTGCGCTTGGGCCAGCAGCCGTGGGTCGTTTTTGGGGTCTGTGATGCCTTGGCTGGCAAACACATCAGCCAGAGTGCCTTGGCCCAGCGGGTTTGGCTGCTCTGCTTGCCACGCAATGAATTCACGCTGCTCTGCCGCTGCTCGGGCGGTGGCGTAATCGTCAACACTGCCATACTGAGGCAATGCTGCCGCCAATTCAGCAGGCGAGTACTTGACCAAGATGGCATCCAATGCGTCTTGTGTCTGTGGACCTGCTGCGATCTCTGCCTGTATCTGTGCTGCTGTTGCCATCACAACTCCTTTGCAAGTACAGACCACTGTGGCCTGTACCCTTCGTCTTGTAAAAATGTCTTTGACCAGCCCCTGCGGCCTGCCAAAGTCACCCTGGTGCACCCCACTGACTTGCCCCAGGATTCGATCATTGGCCGCATCCTTGAAAGTTCATCGAGGTCGCCACCAGCCAAGAAGTAATGCAAATTCTTCAGCCGTGGATAGACAATGATCTCAGTCAGCACAATGGACTCTGTGGCCGGCCACACTTGCAGCCTGCTGTCCTTCACCATCTCAACGACATCATCGAAATGGTGTGTGCCTCCAGAGTATTCTAATGCCGCCTCCACATGCTGGCGCAGTCGCTCCAGATGCTCCAGGTCACTCATCTCTTGCCCATGGGCACAGCGTCCAGCCGCATCGTGCCAATGCGCCAGTCGGCCAGCACAGCCCCTGTCACCTTCACATTGACCTGCCTGCCCGAAAAGCGCACGCTGGTGGGGTTGGCCGCCGAGTAGGGGCCGAATGAGGACTGCGTACCCGTGGGGTACATCCGGCTGGTGAACGACACCTCGGCCTGGCCCAATGTCTGCTCATCCGGAATGACCTCACGCACGCTCATCACGTTGTCGCCATTGCCAAGCTGGATCGGCCCGGACTCTGCGAACACTGATGCGCCATCGTAGGAATAGCCCACCTCATGCTCGTACACATACCCGTCTGTGGACACCATCAATGGATACGTGAACACACCAGCATCAACCCCAGCAGTGCGTGCAATTTCTCCAATGCTCCAGTGGTTCTCACGATAGTTGAACGTCACATAGCTGTCGTTTTCGTTGCTTGATCCACTTGGGTAAAACCACCAGATTTCACCAAACTTACTGTTGTGGACGCAGTAAATTTTGGACGCCTGGGCCAAATTGATGTCTTTGAAAATAAAGTCGCTCACATCACTTGGCAGTGGCTTGACATAACCGTCATAAATCCAAAAGCCAGCCTTGCTCATCCAAATGGCCGCAGTGTCAATGGCCGCCACCGCTTGGGCCGAGATCAGGCCGCAGCCGCTTGCGGCCTTCTCGAAACCATACACAAATGGGGCGCCAACATATTGCGCGGTGTGGACGTCCACATCGGTGAACAGCAGGTTCACACCCTTGACCCGCTTGCCAGCCAGCAGTGAGCCTGGGGTCGCCAAGTCATAGTCGCCAGCCAAGTTGTCGGTGCCAGGTGACCAGATCGTGTTGTCCTCTTGGTCGCACCACTGCACCTTGCGAGGATTGCCACCAGCGCCGAGTGCAAACAGGATGCGCTCTTGAGTCACCAGCAAAGCCTTGTTCCCGGTTGGCGCGTTTGTAATGGCCGCAGCCAATGTGGGTGTCGAAAAACCAAGCTGCCACTCGTACAGCTTGCCATCGGCATTGGAGCAACCCACCAAATACTCGCCCCAATTGTCGAGGCTCCATGTGGTCGCTGGAATTGGCACGCCAGTATCCGGCCTAGCCACACCATATGCGAACGCGCCATACACGTTGTTGCCGTATCCAGTCAGTGTGGTTGAGCTTGCGGCACCCGCAGTGAAGCCCGTTGGCGTGATGTTCTTGAGCGTACCCGCTTCATTCATAACATACAAATGCGTGTGTGTTCCCGCTGCGATCCAGCGGTTGCTTCCGTTGTCGCGCCAGGTCAGCAGCCCTCTGCACATTCCAGACATTTGCGAGTTGGCTCTCTTGCGCCATCCGCCGATAGGGCGCAGCGTGTTCTCATACCAGCGCACCAGGTTGGCGTTGTTCCAGCGGCCAGCAGCTTGATATTCTGTGCCGTTTTTGTAGACGCCTGGGGGAAGTTTCAATGGGATATACATGGTCACACCGTTGGTAGGTTGGAGACAAACGACACCGTGACAATCGCAGATGGAATTGCTGGCCGTGTCGGGCTTGTGCTGGTGCCGTATTGCTCGAGGCTTACGCCGACATCGGTCACGCGCCACATGATCTCAATGTAGTCAGTGGCCACCATGCTTGCAAAGAAGTTCATGGCAGCCACCGTGTGGCTTGGGTCGCCAGATGATTTTCGTGCAGGCAAATGGAATCGACTGTTTGAGTTGTCGATGTTGGTGCCGTTCTTGCGAAACCAGATGTCCACATCCTGGCCATCGTTGGTGGTGTTCTTGAACTGCAAAGAAAACTGAATGTTCCACAGTCCATCCACAGCCACCGTAATCCGCGAGTCGCTGGCAATGGTGATGCCGTTGGAAAAGTCTGTGGTGTTGAACTTGACCGCATAGGCAGTGGTCGTGCTGGCAGCAGTCTGGTCTGTCGAATCCTGAAACGCGCCATGTGGAGCGTTCAAGTATTTCCCACCCATTGGTCCAAAAAGCGCACCCAAAACAGAGGTGAGTTTTTTGAAGTAAATGTTTAAAGCGCCATCATTCTCAATGAAGTGTCGGCGCTCATAAACCTCCGTGGCAAAGCCAAGGCTTGGTATTGATGGGGTTTCGAGTTGCTGCTTGACGTTGGCCATGGTGCAATTATTCCACCTTTACCCGCCCAGCACCTCAATGGCATGGGTGGTGTGCTTGATGCGGTCATCCAACCCAATCGTGCCGCCGTTGATTTTCTTTGTGAGAGCCAAGTGGCTGCCAGCTTCGGCCAAAGCATTTAGCTTCTGGGTGTCCCAAAACCACCCAGCAGTCATGGCAGCGTATTGAGGTGTGGACACCAAGTCAGGCTCCATGATGAAGTCGACACCCAGAGCCTGCCCTGCATGGTGGTAATTTGCAGATCCTGTCAACTGGATGCAGCCACGACCACGAAAACGATACCCATCACCAGAAGCCTCGTCCCGATTGCCCATGCGGTTTCCGTAAATGCGGTTTGCAATTTTCTTTGGTTGTCGTTCATATGCAGCAGCCTCTTCAGGCGTAAATCCCCATGCACGCCGCTGCGTTCTGGGAAACAGTTTGAGCAGCGTTGCCGCCCTGTAGTTGAGGTTCTCCTCCAGCACCCTGAAGTTGCCACTCTCATGGCCACACTGGCCGATGAAGGCCGCTTGTTGGCGCGGGGTCAGGATATTGAATCGCTCAAAGGTGGCGTTCAGCGCATCAACCCAATGAGGGCCAATGTGCAGCTTTTGGAGTTGTTCAGCGTTGACCATTGATGATGTTCCTCATGTTGTCGTATGCGTCAATGCAAGCGTTCAGTTGGTTAATCGCCTTGTCTCCATCGGCTGCAATCTGCGCAATCAGTTCGAGGGTTTGGCGCTCGGATTCGCTGGGACCAGGATCTGTGTCAGGCGTTGTGTCAGGTTGGCCTGGCGCTTGGTTGCTATTTCTTGCGACAACGGTGGCACTTGGGCTGGCTTGTGAACAACTGGCGGAGGGGAAGCGCACCCTGCCAGCACGAATGGCAGCGTTAAGATCAGTTTGTTTTTTGCTGATGACATCGTTGGCCTTTCTGAGTTCGGTTTCTTTGTCGGCGACAGCCTTGGCCATCTCCTGCTCTTTGGATCGCGCCTCTTCGTTCTTTCTGGCAATCTCGATCTGCATTTCTGCGTCACGGTCATCCCAGCCGTTGCTGTAGCCGTATTTGTAGAAGCCACCTAAAACCAGCAAGGCCGCAAGCGCCACCGTTGGGTAAAGTGCCAATGGGTTCATTCGGCCTCCCTGCGAGCTTCGGCGATCTCGGCACGGGCCTCATCATCTTCCAAATGATCTGGCGGTGTGGTCGGTGGTGGGCCTGGTGTCCAAGACTCATCAAGCTCTGGGTTCTTCCACACCGGCATCGCACCAAAAGGCTGGCTTGGCAGGCCATAGGAGGACTGTGGAGGGGCATAACTGCTGTGGTTGTAGCCACCCATCATGGGCTGGCACATCGGCTGATGTGTGGGCTGTGGCGTAAATGCCTTGGCCGCTGTTGATACAGCACGCTTGCCGATGACACCACCGATGCCGCCAACGATGAGCAGCACAATGTCGTTGAGCATCTTGGTGTACGCCTGATCGATTGGGGCCATCGACTTGATCGGCTGGGTGACAAACGTCACCGAATACAGCAAGGCTGTCACGATGCCAAACAAAATGATGGTAACTGCCACCACCACAAAAGCCCAAATGCGGACCTCCAGCAGCGCGGTTTCTTCCTCAACGGACCGGGGTGGGTTCGGCGGCTGGTTTGGTTTGCTCAATTTGCTTCTCCAATATTGGCGCGACAAGGTACTCGGGACAAGTCTGCGTGAACTGGCAGCGAGGTTTTTGGCAGCGTTCAGCATGGAAGTTGTCCGGGTTCTGGCAGAAATATCGATACTGCTCATCGCAACCAGCAAGCAGCAAGATGGCTGCGGCAAGGTATTTCATGGTTTCATCCCATACATAACCAGGTAAACACCAAAGCCGACAAGCGCAAAGATGACAACGATGCCGCCAACAACAATCAGGATTTCAATAAGTTCTTCGCGCTCTTGCTTGGCCCTGAGCGCCCTGTCGCGAGACAGTTGAGCATCAATCTTGTCCTGCTTGTCCATCTCGGCCACACGGACCATGATGGAATTCCAGACGTCCATGTTGTTTGGGAAGAACAGGCCTTTGACCTGCTCCTCGAAATCACGCTGGGCCTTTAGGTCAAGTTCAATCTGAACGGCTTGGCCCATGTTGGAGCCGCCCTTTTTCTTGGCGTACTTCAGTGCCTTGGTGACTTCGTGCTTTTGCTCAAAGTAACGACCAAGCAGTGGGCCAAGGCTTCGCACATCATCGGCAGTTTTTGATGCCTGCTTGATCATGGATACCGTCTTTTGGACAGCAGCCATGGCCGTTAAGGCCATTGTGATCGGTTCCATTACAGCAAAACCTCAATAAATACTTTGACGCACCAAATGATCATGCAGACAAGAAGGGCTGCCGCGATAAAGCTGACAGCCCAGTCTTTCATAGACCCAACATTTTTTTGACAAACTCAGCCGCAACACCTGGTCCAAGCAACACGGCGGCAATCACCGCATAAAGCAGATATTCAATCTTGGTCATGCGCTTGGAGCCTGACTCAAAACTTTTTTGAATTGCTTCATATCGATGCGCACAAACCTGCTCATGAGTTGTCAGTCGTGCATCTGTTGCGTCAATCTGGTTCATGGTACTGCTGCCCGAGGATCAAGGAGGTGTGACTGTGGTTGTGGTGGTGTTGGTGTTTGTCACCACAGTTGGAGTAGCCGTACTGTCAGTAATGCTGCCACCAGCAAGGCGACCAGAGTTGCCAGAGTTTGACCCACTGTTTGCTCCAATCGAGTAAGAGCCTGCGCCAATGACGCCGTTGCCGCCGATGGTTGTGACATTGGCTGCCGGTGCTTGAATCTGCGAGGCCATGCCGACAAACGCCTGGTTGGTGCTGACAGCCACTGCCGTTGCATTGTCAGACTGGCGCATGCCCAGGGATGTTTGCTTGTTGATGGTGTAGATCTGGCCAACAGTTGGCAGCAGCAGGCCAGTCCACTGCAAAGCATAGTCGGCCCAAGACTTGGGCGCAGCGATCTGTGCGCTCTGTGGAGCAGAGCCAGCATTCAGGCTGATGACAGCCGCGACCTTGGCCGTGGTGTCGCCCATCTTGGCGATGTCAGCAAGGGCTTGATAACGTGCTGTCTGGGCCGCAGCCTGGGCCTTGTGGGCGTCAGCATAGGCTTGATACTGGCCTGTGGCGCAGCCTGTCAGTGACAAGACTGCAATCATGGATGCGATCAGTTTCATGGCTGCTCCGGTTGTGGGTTTGCAAGTACCCAAGACAATGTGGCTTCATCCCAAACGTAATACGGTGGATTGTTTGGCACAGGCATCGGCACGGGCGCTTCCCACAAATACGAAAAGCTGTTCATCACCCATGACGGGTAGGGCTGTGGAGGAACAAACCCTGCGCCCTCTGGACCATCAGGCAGCCATGTGTAGCCGATACCAGCAAAGTTCTTGTGCAGGGCTTTGGACTGATCTGGGTCAGGCGTGTTGGTGTTGGGGATGTAGTAGATACCGCCCCGTGTGTTGTAGCTTGTCTGCACAAAAGTGGCCGGGTCGCCCCAGTTGCCTGTGTCGATATCAGCCTGATCAATGACCAGCACGCGCTGGACAATGTTGTTCTCGTCTATTTGGGCAAACTGACTCATGCTGTGTACGTCCCAGAAGATGTGAAGGTATGGATGGTGTAGCCGCCACTTGAAGTGACTGTTCCGCCTGTGCCTTTTTGAGCGCCTGCATAGCGGATGATCACAATGCCAGAGCCGCCGTTTGCACCAGCCGTACCACTGCCATCGAAATTGGCGCCGCCACCGCCGCCAGTATTTGCAGACCCACTGCTGGCCGATGAACTGCTAGACCCACTACCCCCGCCACCAGAGCCTCCAGACCCACCCCCATACTGACCAGAGCCACCGCCCCCGCCAGCACGGGTTACAGAGGAGCCGCTAATGCTTGAAGCACTGCCAGAGCCACCACTTCCGCCAAAATTAACGTCTGCTGTGCCGCCGGATGCACCTGCGCCGCCACCGCCACCGCCAGCATAACCGCCAGTGGTTTCCCCTCCAGCGTTACCCTGCCCAGATGTGCCTGCGCCACCACCCCAACCATATGTACTGCCGCCGCCACCAGACCCCCCGCTACCAGCAGCGCCCGGACCGTAACCAGAAGAGCCTTTTCCCCCGCCAGTTGATGTGATTGAACTAAATACTGAATTTGACCCAGAAGTGCCTTCGGCATAACCTCCGCCAGCACCGCCGCTGCCTACGGTTGCGGTGTACGCAGTTCCAGGTGTCAAAGTGAATCCTGTTGCCGTGCGATAACCGCCAGCACCGCCGCCACCCCCATAGTTGGAGCCGCCCGACCCGCCTCCAGCAATCACCAAATATTCAACGGTATAAGTTGGCGGAACAAATGACCGCTGGTTTTGAAATACAGCTTGAAGTGCGCCACTCATGTCAAACCACTCCCAGAGATGAGCCACTGTGTGGACCCGATTTTCAAAGCAGTGGCAGAGCCGTACTGCGCCAAGCTGCGTGATCCAGTTGTACCAGCGGGGCTAAGTGTCAACGTGTCCGAGGTGATGGCAATCGTCACCACCTGGCTGGTCATGTTCACAAACGTGATGGCCGTGCCGATTGGGTAGGCCACGCTGCTGTTTGCAGGGATCGTGAACGTCCGAGCATTGGCATCGGTGGATGGGTGAAGAATATGTTTTCCAGCATCAGCAAGCACCAGCGTATAGGCCGCGCTTTGACTGTTCTGTGGAATGTTCTTGAAGCCGACTTCATTGGTGCCATCGGCTGTGCAACCAGACAAGTTGCCGGATGCTGGTGTGCCCAAGGCAGGCGTGACCAGGGTGGGGCTGTTTGCAAAAACCAAGGCGCCAGAGCCTGTCTCATCCGTAACCATTGACGCCAAGTTGGCAGAGGTTGGCGTGCCAAGAAAAGTCAAAGCACCTGTTGCAGTTGTTGTGGTGCTTGGCGCGACTCCAGCGCCGCCGCCAATCACCAGAGCATTTGCAGTCAGTGCACCAGATGAGGCCAATGTGCCAGATGCTGTGAAGGCCAGAACACCACCTGAAGTCCCAGATGCAAGACCAGTTCCACCCTTTGCCACCTTCAGGACGGGGCCAGAATCAAACAGCGCATCAATGGAATCCAAGTCGGTATTGATCTTGGTGCCCCAAGTATCTGACGATGCCCCTACCTCTGGTTTGGTCAGCAATAAATTCGTGGTGGTTGTATCAGCCATTTTTCACCTCATGCGGCAATTTGCCAAGTTTCTGAATTATCTGCGATTGGTGTCCAGGTTTCACCTGTATCCGCAATTGCATCCCATGTTTCTGCCGTGTCATCCACAGGCGTCCAAGACTCGCTGTTGTCTGCAATCGCGTCCCAGGTTTCTGGCGTGTCATCCTCGGGCAGCCATTTCAAATTCCCTGCCACCGCCATGCCGGACACGCCAGCAAAGACCATCGCAGCACTTTGCCTGCGGATGGCGTTGATGGTCATGCCTGACTCAGCCTGCACAAATACGGGCTGGTTGACGATCACGCTGGTGCTGACCGTCATGTCAGCAAAGTCTTCAATCAGGATCTGGATCAGCGGCACCCTGATGGCGCTGATCGTCATGGCGCTGGCATCCACCGCTGCAAACGCACCGATGGCCACCCTGAGTGCCGCCACGCTGGCGCTGGAGGCAGCCTCGAACGTGGCCGACCCAATCGCATAGCGATTCGCGGCAATTGAAACGCCGCTTGTGGCCGATACCACAGCCGCAACATTAAACAGGGAATTGACCTGCACCGCCATGGCGCTTTGGCCGGTGATCGTCAGGCCAGTAAACGCATATCTGGTGGCCGACACCGCCATGGTGCTGGCAGCCTGGACAGACACAGCCGCGCTTGACAAAACAGTTGCGCCAACAGACACCGTGCTGGTCGCAGAAATCGAAAAAGAAGGCTCAAAAGAGCCTCTTGAATAATTGCCGACTCCATAGGAGCCAGAGCCATACCCTACCCGTGGGTCAGAGTATTGCCCAGAGCCATAGCTGCCACGGCCATATGCTGCCATGTCATGTCAGGGTAACGTCAAGGTCACCAGCAGGGATGCGCAACACATCGCCATCATTGATGGTGCGTGCCGTGGACAATGCCGCCCAGGCCAGCATGTTTCCGCCCGTGCTGGCGTCAAAAATGGCAGCCCAGCCGATGGCCCCCCAATTGCCGCCACTGGCTGCCGCGAACTCGATGGCCGCAGCGTTGGTGGCGTTGGTGGGGCTGGTGCCCGACACAGTGATCGTGCCAGTGGCCACTCGGGCGTACCCGTTGCCGGTCACCTCGGTGCCACCACCCGTGTCAGAAGGCGCAGCAGTGAACAGGCCGATGTACCAAGCTGTTGGGCGTGTGGCCGTGCCGCTGGTCAACAACCAGGTCAGCACCAGATTTTCTGTGTGGTCGGTAAAAGATGACATTTCCAGTCCTTATCCAAAAGTCTTTGCTCGGGTCAGCAGCACGCCGCCAGATGTGGAGGCACGGTCATTGGCTGTGCGCAGGTCATTCAATGCACGCTCGTACAGTGTTGCCCATGTCTGAATTCTCGCATCGTCTTGCAGATATGGAGCAGCTTGCAGCAGCGCACCGTACAAATAGATGTCAGGGCTGGAGGTCAACAACCAGTTTGTGGCCACAGTGCTTGACAACTTTGTCAACTTCGCAAAGTAGATCAACTCGGCTGTGTAGGTGGTATCGGGTGTTGGGGCAATGCGGAACTGGCCACCCACCACGCTGAAGAATCTTGGCTTCCCGCTGGCTGTGTATTGGGACCGCACACTGTCCATGTCATCGATGGACAGGAACTCCAAAGGCGTCAATGGGTTGGTGCTGGTCAGCTTCAGCGACTTGGTTTCCAAGAAGTCAGAAGGCACAGCGCCATACTCAGAGTCAAAAGACGCATTGGCACGCACGATCATTTGACGGGTGCGCAGCGTGCGTTCGATCTGAGCCTCGGCCAGCGAGATAAAGTCAGGCACCACACTGGTCAGATCCGACCTGTTCAGCCAGTCGCCAATGGAGGTCTTCAGTTCAGTGTAGGTGCTCAGTGACATTACTTGGCCTCTTTTTCCATTTCCTCTTTCACCGCCCAGGTGTGAGGATGCCCAAATTCAAAGGTGCCGATGTGTCCGATCTCGTGGGATACATCGTGGTCGATGTAGACCTTGTACCCGAGTTCCTGGGCCTTCTTGCAGAAGAAAACGTCCTCGCCCATGTAGCCCCGTGTGGTCTGCCAAGGCATATCAAACCAAGGCTCTGACATCCCCTCGAACACCTCGCGCTTGATCAGCATTATGCCAGTGCCAATGCTGCCGACCTCTTCCAAACCAGTGGACTCGGGCATGGTGTACACCGGGATGCGCTTGCCATTCTCGTCATAGTTCTGGGCCGTTGGGCCAGTGGGCATTCTGCGCCGTGCGCAGTTGGCCGCCACGATGTGCTTGTCGTGCTTGAGCAGCCGCTGCACCATGTCCTGGGGGAAAGTCATGTCGCTGTCGATGAACAAGATGTGTGTGCACCCCTCGCGCATGGCATCCAGGCAGAGATCTGCTCTCTGGTTTTGGATGATCGTGCCCTGCATCAATTTGAGGCTGATGGCGTCTTCGGTATTGAGCGTGTGATACGCCACCATGTTGACCATGCAGTAGCAATAGTTGGTGTGAACTTGGTCACGGGCTGGGGTGCAAACAGCAATGTAGTTGCTCATACTTTTCCTGGTCGAGTCCTGAAGAATTGGTTTTCGGAGTCGTTCAACCAGCGTTTCATGTATGCCTGATCGTCAATCTTGCCCTCGGCCTTCATCTTGTAATACAAGGCTTCTGGGATGCTTGCGACCAAGTGCCATTCACCCGTCCAGTTGGCTTTCTCGTCAACTGCATTGTAGATGGCTTTGTTGGCCTCGATCACAGCAGTGACGTCTTGCTGTGTCTCAATTGTCACATCACCAGTTTCGGCATTCTCATGCCAGTACCGTGTGATGCCCTGCTCTTTGTTCTGGTCAAAAATTCTTTTGTGGATCATGTAAAAAAGGGCCAAGTTTCCTTGGCCCTTTCCGTTTTTTCAGATCAAGAAGTGATCAGGTCAGCAGCCAGGCCGTGGGCATTTTCAGCCAAGACCTTGTGGCCCCATTCCACGATCAGCATGCGCTTCTCGGCGTCACCAGTCTTGGCCAATTCGACTTGCTGGTAAGGACGCAGCACGGTCATCTTGGCGTAGTCGGGATCGATCACCCAAGCGTCACGCTCACGCTGGAAACGGTTGGCGATGACTTGCACGTTGCCGAAATCGGACACGTAGATGTCAACAGCGCCGACCAGGGTCGCAGGCTTTGCGCCACCGTCAATGTTGAAACGGCTGGAGGCGATACCAGAGAAACCAGACACGCGCTGCTTGTTCACAGGACCGCACATCAGGATCTTTGGAGTGCCACCGGCTGTCCACACCTTCTGGATGACGTTCTTGAGGATCGTCTCGGTGAAGGTACGCACGTTGCCATCGGTACGGGCGCTGGTTGGCAGCGTTGTGTACGATGGGTCAGTACCGTTGGTCTGCTTGTCGGTGTTTGTCTTCACAAACGCGCCGAGCGAGGCAGTTGCACGGGCTGTGGTGGTGTCGCCAGCGTTGGCCACGGCACCATTCAACATCGAGAACTCTTGGTCACGCTTGATCTCAGCGCCACGCTTGGCGATCTGATAAGCCAGTTCCGAACGGCGGCCAGCCTTGTTGACCACTTCTTCAGTGGCCGACAAGATGATTGTCTTGCGGCTGATCTGTGCGTAGTTTTGCAGACGCACAGTAGGCACGACAGCATCAAAGCTGCTGACATCATCGCCTTCCAACTGTGCGTTAGCAGCAGCGGAGGCCAGGGTGTCGGTTTGCCACTCGTACAAGCTGTTGGACACGTTTTCACGGCCAATGTTGCTCATGTAAGGGGTTTCTTCGGGTGCAATGTTTGTGATCACATTGGACAGGTCTTCACGGATACCCTTGGCAGAGTAGGTGGTGAACGTATTGGAAACGATTGCCATTTTGATTACCTCAGTAAAAGTTCAATTGCAGAGGCCGCATCATCGACACGGCCAGTTTTTGCAAGACGCTGCTTTGCGCGGGTACTCTCTGTTGTTGTCGAAACCCGACCCGCTGCACCAGGCTTGGCAGGTCGTGGGCCATTGTTCACTACAGGCTTGATGCCCTGGCGCTTGCTCACCATCTGGTCGTACATCGCTGCTTTACGCAGCAACAACACCAGCCGATGGTCGTAAACGCTCTTCAGGTCTTCATCGGAAAAGCCCACCGACTTGGCAGACTCCAACACCAGCGCCTTTTCGGCCTTTGCCTTCTTTGGATCTCTCCACTCGGGCAAAGCTGCCAGCAGTGCATCCTTCTGGCTCTCCAGATGCTCCTCCATGGCACGCTGCTGCTCTTGCTGGCTCAACTGAGAAAGGCGCTGCTGCTCGGCCTGAATAGCGTATGCCTTTTCCTGTCGGTCCCGCAAGACTTCCTTTTGCCGCACCCACTCGATTGGGTCTTCGTTGTAAAGACGGTCCAAATCGACTTGCGGCTCTGACGCCTGAAGCTGTGCTTGCAATGCTCCCAACAACTGAGCGTACTGTTGACGCTCGGCCCGGACTGCCTGCGTTTCTTGCTCGACTTGCTTGCGCACTTCGGCAATCTGCTGCGTTTTCCGGGTGTAGTCCTGGGTGCGCGAGTAACCCTTCTGGAGTTCGTCCAGCGTCACAGCGACTTCCTTGCCATCTACCTTGACGGTGAAAGTCTGTGCCTGTTCTTGCTCCTCTGGCTCCTCATCGCCCTCGGACTGTTCCTCTGCGGATTCTTCATCTGGCGCGTCTTCCACACCAGACTCATCCCCCTCAGAGGCCGCTGCCTCGGTGTCCTCTTCGGACTCCTCGGCTGGCTGCGTCTCGTCAACTTGTGCTTGTCCTTCTTCAGGGGCCAACATTGCCGAGATAGCACTGGCCGCATCGGCCATATTCATTGCTTGTGTTTCTGCCATAGTCTCAAATCAGTTTTTGTGAACGGTCAATGGACTTCTGTGCAATCTTGCCATTGTCCATGATCTTGATCAACTCTTGCCGCAGGCCATCGATGGCCTGCAACATGCACCATGCCGTTTCACGTTTTTGCGACTCTTCGGGTTTCGATGATCGAAATGCCCAAAGCTGGTCGTTTTCTAATTTCGCAATTGCAAGGTTGAGGGTTTCGTCCTCAAGCACCTGCTGGGCCTTGCGGCCCTTGCGCACCTGGTCTTCGTTTGTACTCACTGTGCCATTCCATTAAGGTTGATGGGTGACGCCATCGGTGCTGCTGGTGGCTGCTGCTGCACAAACTGTGCTGCCTGCTGCTGGGCCAGTAGCGCCTGCTGGCGTATCGCTTCACGATCAATGTTTTGCGCAGCGTCAATTTCCGCTGTGCTGATCTGTGAGTTGTACTTTAACTCAATTTCGTACTTCTTGAGATAGAGATCCTGCGCCATCTGGTCACGCTTCAAATCGTCATCCATGATCATCTGCTGGCGCTGGAGTTCCAGTTCTGCCGCCTTCTTTTGGATGTCGGCCTTGATGCTCTCGGCCTGCACTTGGGCCAGGATTTCCTCTGGCGTTGGCTTGGGCGCTGGAGGTGCTGGAGGCACGTAGTCGGCAGGGATGTCTTGGAAGTAGCTGGAGGCATCCTTAAACCCGGACAACTCCACGATCTTGCGCAGCGTGTTGCTGAACTGCTGTGGCGTCACCAGCGGGTTTTGTGGGCCAAGCTGCTGCAAGATCTGCTCTTGCTTGGACAGAATCATCATCAAGGCTTGCAGGCGCTCGTTGGTGTCGCCATTGCCCAGGGCAATGTTGATGTTGGCGTCCATGCCAGCATCCCAGCCCCGTGGGTCAATCTGCACCCACTCGTTGCGCATCCGCACCATGCGTGCCTTGTCTTGGTGTGTGGTCACCAGGAACAGGATGCCCTTGAACAGCTTTTTCATGCCCTCGGCCAAGATGCGTGCTGTCAACTCGATGCGTCCTTGGCTGGCGCTGATGGTGGCGTTCACCGCCGCCTTGGTGCTGGACTGCAAGGCATCGGCATTCAGGCCCATGGCCGCTTTGCTCATGCCCGTGCGATCTTCCTTGATCTGGTCCATGTATTCCATCATCGGGAATGCAGCCTGGCCGACAAATGGTGTTGTCAGAGGCTGGACCATGCCAGGCGCACGCATGCGGATGATGGCGCCCGTCTCGTTGTTCAGCACATCATCGATGTTGACCTGGCCCTCGACCACCGCGGTGCGAGGGTGAATGCTCTGGGCCAAGCTGTCGAGCGTGTTGCGCAGGATCTCTGACTTGATCTCTTGCAGGTCGCGGGTGATGTCGAAAATGGACATCGCCTCCAATGGCGAGGTGTGTGGCTCGGGGTCGCACGGGAAGTCGGCAAAGGGGATGTAAGACGCAGGCAGGTTGCGCACCACCTTGTAGCCAGCGCCCATGCAGCAGACCTTGCGCAACTCGGCAATGCCATCACCGTCATAGTCCACACGCGAATACGCCTCAACGTACAGCACCCTGCGCATCATCGGGTTGGCAGCGTCATTCGTGCCAAACGTGGTGGACAGCGGCTGGCGTGCCAGGTATTCATCGTTGCTGTCCAGATCCGTGGTGGACAGGTTTTCCTCGATCTCGTCCTGGTCATAGCCCATGGCGATCAGGTCGGCCACGGTGGCCATCTGCCGATGCGCAATGATGGTGGCGTCATCAAAGGACCGCGCACGGCGATCCAGCAGCAACTCCTCGGGCGGCACGGCCATGATGCGGATGCGGCCATCCTTGGTGATGCGCTTGATCTGCACATCGTGCACCATCGGTGCAGGCATGGCAATCGGCTGGCCCGTCATTGGGTCCACCGTGGTCATCTGCATCTCGTCCACGCTCGGGTCAGGGTATGACATCACAATCTGGACTTCGGCGCCAGGCTCTTGCATCACCATCTCAAGCGTTGGCTCGTCCAGCCCGGTGTACTCCTCGATGCGGACCTGCTCCTCGTCTTCCCACCAAAACTTCGCAATGCCGCATTTGCGCACCAGCGCATCCTTGAAAATTGCGTAAGTGGTCAAAAAGCCAGAGTTGTCGTTCTGGAAAATGTAGTTTGCATAGTCCGTAGCCTGCTGCGCACCCTGCACATCTTCAGGGCCACGGGGTGTGAACTCGACCACATTCTCGGAATTGAAGAAAACCCGCATCAGGCTGGGCAGCATGGCGCTCACCGTGTCGCGCACCTCCATGGCCACCACCTTGGAGTTGCCCTCGACCTCGTTGCCAAACAGGTCGCCACGGTAATACTCCGTGCCCTTGGCGCGTGTTGGCGACAGGTCGCTGTCCACATAGCTCACCGCATCGGTCAAGTCTTGCGTGATGATGCTTTGCAGTTCCGCATCATCCATTGGGGCTTGGGCCGCAATGTCGGTGCTGATGGCGTTGGTGATGTCTTGCTCGTTCATGGCTGTGCCTTTGTCAAAATGACATACATGGAATCCACCGCCCGTGGTGTGCGCAGGATTTCCTCTTGCGGCAATTTTAGTGCTTGGCCGACCTCAGAAAGCCTCATCTCCATGTGGGTCATCTCAAATCTGTCCGGCCAGCCCAAATACCAGTGCCAGTCGGTGTAGTACAGCCAAGACTTCTCGTTGAATGCACGCACATGGGTGGGGTCTTGCCATGCCCCATAGCTCAGGTCATACGGCACATGAATGTGCATCTGGCCACCCACATGGAGCAGTTCTTTGCAGTTGGTCATGGCCGTGACCAGGTCGGGGATGTGTTCCAGCACATCATTGGCCAAGATGGCCTCGAACATCCCAGGCTTGATGTCCAACTCTCCAAGCCGGGTGCGGATGGTCGATCCCCACGGCACTTTCGTGATGTCCAGCAGCCAATCTGGGTCTTTGGTGACCTGAATGTCTGCATTCAGGCAGTCCTCGCGCCAGTCCTTGCCGGACCCCAGGTTAAGCGTCAAACCAGGCTTTGGCATATTCAGGTCTGTGGGTTAGCAACCATGGCAGCGCCTGGTCGTGCAGTTTCTTGGCGTCAAAGCCGATGGTGTGGCTGCCGATGTGGTGCACATAGCTGGCACTCACAAAGTGGCTGTAACCGCGCTTGCGCAGGTCAAGGCAATGGACATCATCGGAGTACCAGTTCAGCGGAGGAAACCCCTCGCCAAACGCTTCCTTGTTGATCCAGCCCAGGATCGGGCTGACCTCCTCGGCCATCTTGATGTGGGCCTCGGATGGGAACTTGTAAAAGTGCAGCCTCTCGGGCTGGTCGGTGATCCGCACGTTCTGACCTGGCCGCGCAGCGTCAGACCGTGACGCCACCCAGCCAGCACGCACGCTGTGCATGGTGTTGATGATGGCCACATCCTCGAGCAGCACCTTGATGCTGTCAGGCGTCAGCACGATGTCATCATTGGCCACGATCACCTGGTCGTAGTCTTGCAGCGCAGCATTGATGACCTGGTTGTAGTCATCGCCAAAATTGCTTGGCTGGCCAAAGATCTTGAGATGCGCGTCAAATTTCTCGATGACCGACTCGGGACCGCGCAGGTAGACAGGATGCTCTGGTGCGTACTGCCGGATGCTCTCCAGCAGCACGCTCAGACCCTTGCCATGCACAGTCGCAATGCAGATGGGGATCATTTCTTCGCCTTCACTGGCTTGGCCGTTTTAGCCGCTGCCTTAAAAGCAGCAGCCGTTGGCGCACCCTTGCTTCCAGGCTGCCGCATTTTTTCCTTAGAGCCTCCCTCAATTCGCTCACGTTTTGCATGAATGTTCGCATATAGACCTTTCATGATTCGCCATCCTCATACTCGCCTTCTTCACCCTCTTGCTCACCCGTGTTGGGGCCACCCACCACCCACGCATCGCAGGTGCGGCTGGCCGCGCACTTGAAGTCAAAGATCTCGCAGTAACCCAGGTCAGCCAACTCAATGGTGCCCCATGGGTCAGCCTCCATGCCGATGCCCTCGGCAATGCACTGCTTGATGCCATCGGACACGTTGAATGCCGCGCAGTTGCCGCACAGGCTTTGCTTGGCGTCATCGGTGGACACATCCCACTGGTCAGCCTTCTTGGCCCAAAACGCGCTGTTTGGCAGCTTCGGGTTCTCTGGACCGTAGGCCGCGCTGGTGATGGCCTTGGCCCGGTTCTTCAGGTTAAGCGTGATGTCCTGGGTTGGCATGGGGCAGCTTTCGCCCTCCATGCCTTCGCCCTCTTCACGGTCCATGGCTTGCTCCATGGTGCGCTGCATTGTGGCCATTACTTCTTGCTCCGGTTGGTTGCTGTGCGCTGGCCGCGCATGGGCATCTTGGCTTCACTCATCGCAATGGCAATGGCCTGCTTGGGGTTTTTCACCACCTTGCCGGTGCCACCGCTGTGCAGCTTGCCAGCCTTGTACTCGCCCATCACCTTGCCCACCTTCTTCTCAGCTTTGCTCATTGGCATAGATTTCTCCAGTTGATCAATTTGCAGATTATGCGACTCTGGACAGGTTTCGGCGTAGCGGCTGGCTCCACTTGCTGCTGGCCGCCGACCCGTACATCCCGGCAATCGCGTCACTCGCAAACGTCAGCACAAACGCATCGGCCTTGTCAGGGCTGGGCAGGCCGCGCTTTCTGATCTCGTCCTTGCCCTCAATCTGAATCTTTCCGTTGCTGGTGAAGCTGTACCGCACGGTGGCCAATTCGCTGATCAGCACCTCGTCCTTGGCCAGCTTGCAGTCCCTGGCCTCCAGCCACGCCTTTGCCCGATACCAAAGCTCGGCCTTCAGATTCCTGTACGTCCCGCCCATGGCAGGGCTTTCGGACACGTTGATGCCCCTGGCCGGCAGACCCAACTCGCGCAGCCGGTCCACCACGCCAGCGCCCAAGCCGATGCTGTCCACCAAGATCTCCTTGGGCTGTTGGCTGGGCGGCAGCACGTTGTACTCGGCCACCACCGCGCCCGTCAGTTGCATCAGGTCCAAGTTCTTCCAAGTCCGAATGCTCTCTGTCATCACGTTGCCTTGGCGCTTACACAGGGCTGACCTGTCACTGCCAAACCGCGCAACGTCCAGCCCCCACACCATGGGCGCCGACATGCTGGCCGCCACATCCCGGTGCAGCGCACTTTCCAGCAGGTCCATGGCGATCACCGTATCGTCATCACCCTTCGGGAATTCCCCGATGACGCGAATCCTGTAGACGTTGCTGTCCTCACCGTACCGCTGCGCCATCTCCTTGACGTACTCATCCGACACCCGTGGCGAGTCGGTGCACGCCACCTGGAAGGTGGTCCACTCACCAGACAGCCTGGTGTGGGTGTCGTAGAAAAAGCCGCTTGAGCGCACCGGGTTGCCAAGTAACAAAGTTACAGCGTTGTGGCCGGACATGGAGCCAGCAGCAGCTTCGAACACCTGCTCGGGCACGCCTGACGCCTCATCGGCCACCAGCATCACATACTCGGAGTGAATGCCCTGCAAGGCTTCCGGCTGCTCGGCCCTGCTGGTCCTGGCCGAGATGAACATCTCCGTGGGCGCAGCGTTGAACTCGATACGCTCTTGCTTAACGGTCAGCAAGCCTTGGAGTGGGGCAGGCATCGCGTTGATCCATCTCTTCAGTTCCGCGAACATCGCGTCATAAAGCTGGCTGCTGGTCGGCGCTGTCACCACCACCTTCACCGGGCTGCGGGTCATGAAGTACCACAGCATGGCCCATGAGGATGCTGTGGACTTGCCAACCCCGTGGCCGCTTCGGACTGAGATCTTTCGGTCCCCACGGGCGATGGCCCCCAAGAACTTGATCTGCCAGGGGTCAGGGTCTACCCCCAGCACCTCGCGCACAAACAGCACCGGGTCCGGGTGATACCTGTCCACCCACTGCTGGAACACATTTTCTGTTTTTGCCATAGGCGTCAATTATGCGGCCTGTTGGCTGTGGGTGACGATCTTGGCCAACTCGCGCACCTTATCTCTCGGCATGGCCATGTTGAACACGCTGTTCATCCTGAACGTCTTGTTCTTCTTGGCCTCGTACCTGGCCCGGATGGCGCGGATGTTCGGCTTGGGCTTTGGCTTGTCGGGCTTGTCCCCCAGCATAAACACCGGCCTGGGGTAGCGCCTTGCGTCATCGTGCCCGTAGGTCCAGGCTGCAATGTAGATGCGCTTTTCTCCAGCCTTCGTCCTCTTGTTCATGCGGTTAAGCACCGCATGGGCGTCATACCGGCCAATGTCGGCGTAATCGGCAAACTCCTGCGCAGTCATGCGTCCGAACTCTTTGAGCGCCTCCAGCGCCATGATCACATGCTTTCCCGTGTTGGTTGTTGTCACTTCACTCGATCCTTGTATCTGTTGTACCGCCACGCTGTGGCTTCCTTGTCAATGCGCTTCCAGACCACCTCACGGTCATGCATCTCCATCTCGTTCCAGGTCGCCACCTCCATGTAGGTCCGTCCACATCCTTTGCAGTGCTCGTCATACAAGGTGGTGCAGACTGCTATGCAGGGACTGTCTGGCCTCATGCCTTGCCCCCGTTCTTGATCCAGACGGCAAAGCTGGCCGCTGTGTCGCCAAAGGGCAGCAATGCACACTCTTTAGCCAGCCGGTTACGCTCATCAGCACGGACAAGGGCTTCAAATGCTTTGATGTTGTCGTTGCCGACAATTGCAAACTCTTTTGGCTTTCCGTGAATATGGATTGCTCCAGCCTCACGGGCCATCTCTATCGTGTCTCTCATGTGTTCTTCTCCTTGAGTTTGGCTTCCGTCCTACTGATTGCGTCCACCACATCACTACTACGAAAGTACAAATGGTTGCAGTCTTCCGCGTTTAAACCAACCCATTGCCGCTGTGCTGCGGGTGGGGTGGTGATGATGGGCGTGGTCTTAGCCGCATTCGCGCAAAAGTTGTATCCCCGCTTAACGCACAACTCACAGAGCGTCCTGCACGCCACAGGCTCCTGCACAGGTGCTGAACGGGCTTGCTTGATGGCGGTGATGGCTTTGTCAACCAGCTTCTCGTCATGCCACTGGTTGCCCCCGTCTGTTATGTGACCTGCGCCACAAGACTCCAACGCCTCCAGCGCCAAGTCCAATGCCTCGTCTTTGGTCATAAACAACTCCTCAATGTCAACAGGCCAAGCATCAACGTGATGAAGGCCACCAAGGCCCACACCAGTTGCCCATCAGCAGGGGTTGGTTTGTCTTCTTCGTCAAACAACTCTTTGGCTTTTCGGATCGGACAGTCCTTGCCCTGTCGGCAATCGCCGTTGGCATCGCAGCAGTTCATGCTTGCCTCGCTCTCAGCATGGCATCTGCCACTTCGTAGGCTGCGCCAGCAATGTCAATAATTTCAGGGGTGTTAGGGTCTGCCAACATACCCTGCATCGCCTTGGCTGCAAAGTAGTCGCGCAGGGTCATGCCTTGCGTCAGGTTTAGATGCGTTGGAAACGCTGGCCCACCTGTGTTATTGCTCATCTCAGTACCTCCCCGCCGCCTGCTCACGCAGCTTGTCATGCGGCTGGGGCTGCGCCACCAGCCAGCGGCTGCCCAGATGGCGAATGCTCTTGATCCACTGCCTTTGCAGATGGCGGCTTTGCGGGTAGAGGGTGCGTACCCGTTTAAGGAATGTCGTGTTCATCGGTTCTCCAGGTTGTTGAGAATTGCAGTTTAGCGCAACTATCGTTAGTGGATGTTGCCTATTTGCGACATTACTTTAAAAAATTTTTTTGAGCAGGGTTGGTAGATAGATGTCAGGCGCCGCCACAGCCGCGCCCCCGCC